TAACTATGTCCTCATGATGTTCCAGATTTTGGAATGTATGTACGTCTATTTTAATGTTTATATAATGAAGAAAATCATCACCGTGTAATCCAAAATATTGTGGATCTTCATTTGTTGGTGTTAAAAGTATGAAATCTCTTCGATCGTCCATAAAACCAGTTGATCTTTCTTCCCATACAAATGTTATATCTGGATTGTTTCCTGTAGACCAATTATCTTCTAACAATGACTTTGTGTCTGATACTGTTGCATAAAGGTTTGAATTACCCATATATTATATAAATGTCGTAGACTAATTAAGTTTGTTGTTTAACGGTTATCTTTTCTGTTATCTTTACGGCTATTTCTATAATCTTTCCTTTTTGATAGACCTCTTGCTGTTGTTGATGTAATTTTCCTCCAATCATACATTTTTTCAACTCTTTTTCCTTTTTTGGTTCTTTCATTGCTAAATCGTTTGTATTTCTGTGCATGTTTGATTGTAGCAGCCTTTCCATATATTTTCTGTCTGCCTGTTGATGTTAATCCTTTCTTATGACCTAACTTCTTTGCATATATACCATTAGCTATAAGAAACACTGCTCTATCTATAAAATTGCGTTTTTGTTTTAATGTTTTTAAATTATTATATTTTTGTAATTTTGTGGATGATTGAAGACCTTTTTTATTATTAATAAACCACCAAAGTATACTTTCTATATTAGGGAATTTTGGTTTTGTTTTTGACCATTTTTTAGTTTTCTGTCCTATTTGATATTTAGGGGCTTTTTCTGTTCCACCCATTAAATATTTATATTCGTCTGCCCATACTCCTCTTCCAAGTTGTTCCATATCGTTTTTGAATTGACCTAACACATCTGTCAATATTTCATTGATAACTTCTCTATCTTCAGGTGTCTGCATTATTAAAAATTTATGTAAGTTTCCACTGAACATATATTGTTCATTTTCGATAAATTTATCTATTTCTAAAGTTGATACTTTTACTGTGTCTCCAGCTTTGTAAGGGTTTCTGTGTTGAAAAGGCATTTTATATCTACCCTTTCCTTTTCCATAATTATTTGAATCTAGTGCATGATGTTGTGTTGACATATGTGTTATTATTAATTTACCTCTTAGTTTCCCTTTTTCTGTTTTCCCTAATAAATCATAATCCATTTGTGGTATTTCTTGTTCAATAGCAGGTACTTCTTTCTGATATTGTTTCCATAGTGAACCACCTATACTCCATTGAGGTGTGGCTGTGTATTTTTCATTCTTTGCCAAACCTCTTATCACTTCTCTGTAATACCTGCTACCTAATTCTGGATTTTTTCTTGTCATCCAAGTATGATATGATATTTTTCTACTATTTACTTTACGTACAAACATGTCATCTATATGTAATGTAAAATTATGTTTTGGTATCTTAATCATTTTTCCTGAAGTAGTTTTTTGTTTCTTTTCTGTTTCAATATATTCTAATAAAAATGGAATGTATGGTAATCCTAACTCAGATAATTTTTCTTCTATTAATCGATTATATTGTAATGCTTTATTATTACCTATTTTTCTTATAGTTTGTAATTGTTTTTCTCTTCCAATACGAGTTAAAAATCTTCCATCATCTTTATATTTTCTATTAGATTTAAACAAAGCTTTGTTTAACGCTTCTTGCCAAACTGGATCATTTTTTTTTAATTCGTCGTAGTCGATTTTTTTATATTTTATGATTTTTACCATTATGGTATAAAGAATAATTCTCTACGATTGTCAACACAATTCTCTATATCTGCTCTCCAATCTGACTTTGAGCCTTCAAAGCTAGCCCCATCTCCTCCTGTTGGAAGTATGTCCATTCTAAAACTAGAGTTTAAGAGATCTATTGCTGTAAGTTTAATACATGCATCTCCGATATCAAGTGGAACAGTTGCATCACCATAACGATAAGTAACTCTTATCCTGTGTTTTCTGATAATTGTAAATATGTAACCTCTAAGGAATAATTTGCCGTAAACTGGTTCAAAATCATACCATTGACTATTACCCATAATATCAGTATATGTACTTCCTGAACCTTCCCAAACTTCTATTTTGTCTCCTTCTGCTGCACTTAAATCTCTACAATTTCTATGTTGTAAGAATAATGGTGTACCCCATCCATAAGTGTATAATAATGGTAAATCATGAACTTCTCTTGATATCTGTTTATTTCTTCCAAAAGTATGACCTATACGTCTGTCAAGTTCCTCTTCTTTTCTGTTTATAATTTTCTCGACTTGAGCCTTGTTTGGAGTAGTAGTAGAAGTGATAGGAACACGAAGAAAATCTGAGACATCTGCTACACTGCAATAAGTTACTACCATGAATATATAAATGTTTGTTCTTATTTAAATATTATTAAATATTCTGCATCGCCAGTTATGTCTGCATAAATACCTGCTTCAAAACGTCTATTTATATTACCTAAATCTTGAACTGCTTCACCATATACGGTAAATTCAACTGCTGCACCACTAACAATACCATTTTTTAATTCTATTTTAGAACCAGATGTTCCTGACTTTGTTACTTTGACTCCAACAATAACACCATGTGCTCCTTTTACTACTCCGTCAGAGTTGATATTAGCAACATTATGGTTTAGTTCTACCATGTTTAATTGTGTATCCAGTCATATATAAACATTATTAAAAAAGAAAAAAAATGGTTAGAAACCAATTACTCTAATACGAATAGTCATACTATTGACTGCTGTATCAGAAGCATCCAATTCCTCAAGGGCTACAACTGTTGCTGTAGCACTTGTTGGTGTGTGACCATAAGCCTTAAGTTTACCAGTGGCTGCTGCTCCAGCTGCTGCTGGGGCATATTGTAAAAGTAGTCCTTTGTTACAATGGAGTATTTCTGCTCCTATAACAGTACTAATTCTACCACCCAAAGAAAGATCGACAGTATTACCATTAGTAGCATAATTGTCAGATGCACCATAGGTAACATCAACAATGGTTGACTTTAATTTGGAAGTCAGTTCAGCTTGTATGGATAGTGTCTTTCCTGTAAGACTTTTATGGTCGGCATTGTGTGCGATTGTGATTGCCATGTAATGAATGATAATTAATTATATATAAAGTTTAGTATAAAAAAGAGGTATTACTACCTTACATCGAAGAATATTTTCTGGTTATCACTGCCTACATCGATTTCAATATAATAATCGCCTGCTACTTGAGTTGTTGGAATACTCCAAGCCCATGCAAGTACGGTATTATCTCTGACTTCGATTCTTCTATCTTTTATTTCATCGTTAGTATCATCATTCCAAATCTCATAATAGAGATAATTGGCATCTGAATCTATCGTTGCATAAAAGTAGACAATATCACCTTGATCAAATCTGTCTTCTGATTCTTCACCATCACTGGTGTAGAATGTCAAAATTTCATCATCATTAGAACTTGTACTAGTTACTGGTTCAGTCTCTAGTAATTTAATTCTGTTGTCCAATGAAACTATAGTTTGGCTTTGTTGATTTATCCTGTTCTCCAATTTAACAAACGAAACTTTCAAAACCGATATATCTTTCGATTCATCAGCCACTTGTGTTTTTAAGGAGTCCCATTCACCTGATTGGGTGATGGTATTTTTTACAAATTGCTTGTTGTTCAACTCTAATTGAGTACTTACAATACTTTCAAAATCAAATTCTTCGGTATCTGGTACTGGATTATAAGCCAATGCAACAATTAATGCAATAATTGATAATCCACCAATAGCATATACTTTGTATGTCATTACCCCATCTAATATTCATCTCTATATAAATGTTATTATGTTAATTAACTGTTAATTAACCTATATTAATCAATATAATGATATATCTATAATAAAGTGTTAGCTAAGGCGTGAAAAAGTTAATTAAGTTAATTAAGCTAAGTTAGCTAACTTTTTAGAAACCAAAGGTTAAGGGAAGTAAAAAAAATAAAAAAAAGTTTTTTGGTTCGACTAGAGTTTAATATCTCTAATTTTACCTTGTGATTTGAAGTGACGACAAACAGTTTCACCCATTGTTCTGTAAACACCTTTCTCAACGAAAGCGTTGTTCACGAATGGATAAGCTGGTGTTCTACGTGTTGCTTCATAGTACTCAGTTGGGATTGCGACTTGAATTCCAATTCTTGGGTAACCATAACCTTCTGCATCAGAAGTATCTAATGCAAATAGTCTTCCTACCTCGTTGCCACCACCTGATGGGGCATCTTTGGATGGGATGAATGGGATACCATAGATAGAATCTACGTGAATTCCGACTCCAGTTCCTTTGAAAGTTTGGATACCGTTTACATCGACTTGTACTAATGCTTCACCGTAAGGGTTTGGAATACGGACTGAAGGCATGTATAAGCCTTGTATTTCGGAGTAAACTTCGTGGGAACCTAGGAATACATTTGGATCTTTACCTGCTGCAATTCTAATCTTTCGTAAGAAAGTTCTTAGAGTGTCGTCAGTTAAAACTCCGTCTGTTCCTATTGTACCTGATGCTGATTCCACAGTACAGTCAAAAGTACCACTATTGCCATCTCTGTCAATAGTTGCATTTGCTGCCCAAGGATCGTACATACCGTCATAAGTACCACCTAATGCATCTTCTTCAGCATCACTTGAAATGATTCTGTCGAGAGATTCAAAATTGGTTGTACCTGTGTTGTGTGCACTTGCCCCTGCTGCTTCTGATTCAACATCTGCGAGCAACATTCTATTCATGAATTCTTTATGCTGAACTGCCATATATAATCTGAGTGAGCCTAAGCCTCCCCAAATATCGTCTTTACTGTGAGTTGCGAGCCATTCCATAACTTCAGATGCACTGAAAGGCAACTGAGCAGTTTTTGGTCTAACGTCGATCTCTTGTAAAGTAGGCTTTACGGTTTCAGCAATATTTCCACCTTCAGCAGTACCACCTAGTGCAGTATTACCTTGGTTTGTATTCAAAGTTGGTTTGGCAGTTATTGCCCTCCAACCAGATTTGTCCCAAGGAACTTTTGGTAAAATACCAAAAGCATTTGCTTCTAAGTTGAGTTGAGCCCATGCATATGCACCAAATATAGCGTTGAAAACGCCAGATGTTGATGTAGTTACTGGACTATCAGCTTTTCTGATTAGGTTTCTATTGTGTCCATAATAGAGTGCCTCTAGTTCGTCAATAGTTCTGATTTGAACCATTAGAACCATGCCTCCTCATTTGTAGGAGTGTAGTAATCACCTTTCAAAATCTTTTGTGCTACAACGGATAATCCGTCGAAACCTTCACTTCTTGCATCTTTTAGAACCATATTCAATTCTTGTCCAGATTTGTTTACGGTTTCTAAAGATGTAGTTGGTCTTGGAGTCTCAGTGGTATAATCAAAGTTAGTTTTCTCAGATTTCTCTTGCATAACAAGTTCTTCTGGATCTTTCTTTGTATCATCTGTCTTATCGTCGTCTAATCCTGCTTGCACAGAATTGGATTGATAAGTGTCTGGGACTTTAACATCTGCACCAATATCCTCATCATCTGAGTCTGCTGGTTTGACTTCAAGTTGTGTCTCTGGTTTCTCTTCTAGAGCCTTTGTAAGTCTCTCATCGAGTGCAACTAGTGATTCTGATTGTGCTTTAACGTGTTCTGTCAAAGTTGAAAGAGTTTCAATCAAAGTTTCATCAAAAGATTTTTTAGAATCTTCCTCGTCTTCTTGTTCTTCCTTGTCGTCGCTTGTTTTTGCGATTTCTTCGATAGTCATGTTGTTATAGATTCTATTATATAAGACCTTATAAAGATTATGTAAACACTTATATTACTGGTGTTTGTGCTCGGTACAACCTCTAGCATCCCCAAGGTCGTCATTAATCTTCTTGATTTTTTCAGTATATGATCTTAAAACTTCTGCATTTCGTCTTGACAGTGTACCTTGGTAAGCAGCACCAAGTGATGATCCATGATCACCAGATACAGCCATTCTTTCACCAACTTGTGATACTTGACCATTATCTGTATTTGAAGTACCTTGTACTATTGAATCTCCATGTGATATTTCTTTACCAGAACCTAATTTTGAATGTCTTTTACTATCTCCTCTTGCAAGACCTTCTCCATCAGTATGTTCTCCTTGATCAAGGGTATCATTTATTGGAGTTGCTTGCCATGTCCCTTCTGGGGCTTTATCAGTATGTTTTTTAGGTAAACTACCTTTAATCTTCTTTAATTGTTGTATTTGTGAGTGTTTTACAAGTGAATAACTGATTACTTTAAGGGTGTCTGTTAAAGC